GTTTGTTGACAGTAATCCTTCTTGTGGTTCTGAATCACCACCTAATATATTGTTCTTTAGATAGTCTAATAATGAATTAACACCTTCATCTAATTGTTGACCTGTTTCAGTCTTATTAAACGCTTTAGTCGCAAGACCACCTAAAATCATTTGTAACAAAGGACTCATAATTTTCTCCTATTAAAATCCAAAAAAACTCATCAAGCCCTTTTCTTCTTCGTCTTCCATGCCTCTATCTTGTTCAGCAAGCATTTGTGTCTGAGTTGAAAACATATCAGTATCATAATCTTGAGTTGCTTGATATTGGTCTGCTACATTCTGAAATAAATTAACATTTCCATCACCTTCTACACCGTTAGGCTTTCCTTTAGAAAAACCTGCTGTATTTACACCTGTACCCCATTGCATAGGAACTTGTGTTTGTTTAATCATTTGTGGTCTTTGAATTGACTGAGGCTGTTCAAACTGTTGAGGAATACCTAAATTAGGTTGTGATTGTTGTTGTGGAATAAATGATTGGAAAATAGAGCCAAACTCTTCATCTGTTAATCCGCCTCTTTGCTGTGCGGCTTGTAGTATCTGTTCTAAATAACTCATTATCTCATACTCGCACCAAGCGTCAGGTAATCAAATAGACCTGGTTGCTTAGATGTTGTTTGTGTCTGTGGAACTGGTGTAGCGCCAAGAGCCTGAGTAACATAACCAATAGATGTAGAAGGTTGACCTGTGTATCCTTGGAATCTTTGTTTAGCAGAATCAATAAGTGCTTGTTGCATTGCTTGTTGCTGTGAGCCTTGTTGTGCTAAGTTCTGTGTAACAGTCTGACCCATGCCGAAACCTAGGTTAGATATGTTTGCTAACTGACCTGCTGCACCTAATCTTTGTTGTGCGCCTTGTAATCCTGACGAAACATTGAATTGGTCTGATGTCATTCTATTCTGAATATCTGCTAGTGCCGCTTGACCTGCTTGTTGGAATCCTTGTTGTCTTAATCCTGCTGATGATTGAGCAAGTTGGTCAACAATACTTCTTCCCATCTCGCCTGTTGCAACACCATGACGTGAACCACCGAATGCGTTAGCCGCAGATGCTTGTGCGTTTAGTTCGTTTAGTCCTATTGCACCACCACGTAGTATGTCAGCCTCATTAGCCTTAATAACATCAGTAGTGTAAGGATTCATGTAAGGAGATAGGCTAGTTGTCGCTAACTGACCTGCTGATACTGAAGAAGGGGTATAACCCATTCCTGCTGCTGTGTTTACTCCAGCACCCTTAATTCCTTGTGCTGCTAATTGATTTATGTTTGGGTTGGTTGCTATTCCACCTGTTGTTGGTCCACCTGCCATAATGTTCTCCTATACAAATAATTTGTCGTATTGTGCAACATCAGCAGGTTTATTAGTCTTCAATTCTGCTAGTGCCTGTTCATATAAAGGCTGACCACTGTAACCTGTAACGCCACCTGAATAAGTTGTAGGTGTTGGTAATCCGCTCATAGGTGTTAATGCGCCTGGGGCTGATAATCCAAAAGCCTCTGATGCTCCTATGTTCTGTCTCCAAGCCTCTTGAGTAGCAGGAGTAAATGACGCTACATCAGGACCATACCAAGGCATATATCCTACTTTTTGTGCTGTTTCTGCTCTTGCTAAGTTTCTGACTGAAGGTTCTTCAATCCACTTAGGTATTTCTGTCTTTTGTGTTTGGCTACCGCCTTTTCCACCGCTCATATTAAAACTCCTTTGCCATAACGATTTGTTGTTCTTTCCAACCGTCTTTATTTAATATTTTTAACCAACCCTTTCTTCCTGATAGGGTCATTCCATCGCACCCTTGAGCCTTAGCCCATTTTACCGCATCTGAGTGCATATCTGTAATCTGTTCAAGTTTCCCACCTGCCAAGAATACGTGTAGAACTTTCTTATTAGGATACACTACTATCTCTGTTACCGCACATCCTTTTGCACCTGACCATAATTGCATTTTCCCACCAACAACACCATCAATCACATCAATGAAGCTATGTGTGTCGCCACCTTTGTCTAAAGCAGACTGAATCCACTCTCTACAACGCATCAACTCTTCTTTAATATTCATGCGTTAATCTCTGTAATCATAAGTGTTACAGATGGGGTAGCAGGTGCAAATGCTGTACTTGGTGCTGCTTCTAATGTAATATTTGTGCTATCACATGCCCACATTGACTCTAAGTAATCATTAGCACTCACATCGAATATACCTGCTCTTGATTGAATTTGTGTCTCGCTGTTTCCTGTACACGTAACCTTCATAGTAGAACCCTCTACATTCGTGCCATTGATTCTAGGAAAAAACCATACAATCTTAGCACTACTACTACCTGATGTAATCTGAGCAGTGAAAGATATATGATAACGTCCTGCTTTAGCAAATACTATCTTTGATGTTGTTGTAGAATCAATACTAATATTCTTAGAATTGTCGTTAGTATTCCACGTTATAGCTGTTGCTGTGTTATTGCTAGACAGTGTTTGGTCTGTTGTATCTGATATTACACCGTATGAGTTATAACCGTATGAAAGTGGCATATAATCGCCTTCCCTTGATACAACAGGATGTTTAGATATAGCATCCCACATCAAAATACCATTTTCTGCGGCTGAGTCATTACCGTTCTTAAACCTTAGTACATCTCTAGTACGAACAAGGAACGAGTTTAACTTCTCACCCCATGAGTTCCAACTAGGTCCTAATGGTGGTGGTGGTACAGGTGCGCTCATCTCTTGCTTCCTGGTCTTGCTTCAATACGCATGATTCCTGAACGCCAATTATGATAACCGTTTCCTTCTACTTTAATTCTTACTTGTCTTCCTGTGAATCTAACATCAGTAGGATTTAACAATGTATAAGGTCCGTATGTTGTCTCTGTATCATTAGGATATAGTCTTGTTTTAAACGAAACCTTTACCTCTCCCTGTACCTTTTCATCAGGGATAAGATTTGTTACTCTCATAACATTATCACCGTTACCTAAACTTATAGGACCTGACTCAGCATAAGGAACACTCGAACCATGATTAATACCTGTTTCTTGATTTAATAAGTTACCACTTGCGTCTGACCATATAGGATTATCAAATACACCCCTGTCAACACAAGCAGTCCTACCAAGAGAACCTATTGTCCAATGTCCTTCTTTATAGTCTAATGTTACATAACTGTCGTTTTCTTTAGAAGAGCCTGATGGATAAAACCACCAAATTTCACCGAATTGAGAGTTGTGTACCGCATAAACCTTACTAATTTGATTTCTGTTTAGGTTGTCAAAAACATAGTCTAATACATCACACTTAATCTCTGTAGCAACAGAACCATTGAAAGTATAAAAGGCTTTATGACCCATCCAAAATGCACCTTCATCTACTGCTACTGCTGATTTGCGAGAAGCAACACCACAAGCAGTACCAACACGCTCAAATCCATAAACAAAAGGTGGTCCTTGGTAAGTTGAAATATGAGCATCTTGGTCTGTTAGTATAAGGCTTCTTCCTCTCATACGAACACCACACATAATCTGACCTTGTGTTTGTAACTCAAAGTCACCTGCCTCGTTTGTTGCTGATGCTGTCCATACAGTGTTATCTTCTCTGTCTGACCACTGAATCTTACGTGGATTTCCCCCTGATGCTAATGCAAATACAAATCTTTCTTCTGTTACTAACACGAATTTATTATTAACAGGTGCGTTAGTTAGTGCTGTTGGTAATGTTGAGGTGCTTAACGTCCACTCATATATCTTGCCATCATCTACTGAACAACCTAATAAATTCTGACCCCATGTGTCTAATGACCATGTTGTAGCCTCTTGATAAACACCTGTTGATGTTCTTGCAGTACCATAGTTTCCTGTACCCCAATAACTACCACCATAAGCAGTATTAACTGTTGCATCTAAACTTCCTGATGTGAATCCTGATGGTGTAATGTCATATACAGTGCTTGACTGATTGACATAATATAGTTTATTGTACGTTCCTGCTACTAAGTTAGTGCCTGAAGTATTGTCAACCCAAGATAACATTGCTCTTGGGGCTGATGCAAACGCTGATGACTTTCTTGTAGTCCAACCACCAACAGGTCGCATTGAACCATCGTGCCAACGAACAAGATTAGACTCTCTCCATCTATTAGATAATTCAAAGTCAGTTCCATTTCTATGAACTCCTGGTGGTATTTGTAACGGTATTAATGCCATTATTTATCCTATGCTGCAATTACAGTCCATACTTCTGAACCCTCTGCAATGATTTCCCATTGCTCTATTGCCGATGCTGTTGTTGTAGAGGACACTGTTATTACCCCTACACCGTCTCTAACCCTCAAGCCTAATGCTGTAGATGTTACTGTCGGTGTTGCCGTACATGACGCTAAGTAAACTGATTCAGCAGAAACGGTCAATGATGCAACAGGAGATATAGTAGCGGTTGGTTGTTGTATTCTCTCAGGAGCAACAGTCGTTGTAGAACTGACGCTGACTGTGGCACTACTACTCTGTACTCTGTTACAAGTGGCAGTAGTAGAGGATATACCTGCTACAATTAATGAGTTTTCACGCTTACGAACATAGACAATAGCAATAGATGAAGCACCTGCCGATATTGCATCTGAATCCCTGACTCTTGTTGAATCAGAAGAAACAGAACTGTTAGCCGTAAATTGAATACTTACATCAACGTACTTAATTTGTTCACCACTACAGGTTACAGAACTTGTAGCCGTTACTGGTGCTAAACCGTCTTCTAAATCAGCAGTTTCATACTTACCTCTATTGTATTTCCACTGGTTGTATAACATTAGTTAAGTGTTATATCTAAGTCACCTGTTGGAATACGGAACACATCGCCTGAATCAATAGTCTTTGCTGACGATAGAGTAGCGTAAGCCATTAAGTTACCTGATGTTAAAGCATCGAATACACCCACATGAGTAACTGAACCCCAAGTACCTGTTGCTGTAGGAAATTCTACTGCTGATGAGTTGCTTGTTGTATCACCTGAAGTTGAGAATGCTACAGTTTGACGAGCATAAGCACTACCTGATAACTCTGTACCACCACCTGCTTCGCCTGGTGCTGCTGTGTATAAAGCCATATAAATTGTAGTTGGAGCAGTGTAAGCCGCACCTGCAAATACATGGTCTAATATTTCTGTTTCTAAAAAATTAGTAAATGACATTTATTTCTCCTATTAAGACTAACCTAAGCCTCTTATTTTCATTGTTAAGCCTGAACCGCTATATCTAGCATTTTCAGACGATTGATTTAATTGAGTAACTGATGCAGAATACATCTGCGCCCAAACTGCAATCCTTTCATCTTCTCCTAGATACGGTGCTGAATGTAATAACGCTCCATAGAGGTAAACATCAGGTGCTTCTAGTAAAAGCCAGTTATCAGCATTACTACTACTTAGTGCTATTGGTTTAGCGTAGTAAAGTAATTCTAATTTAGTGTCTGCTGATGGTGTTGGGTATAGTTGTATCTGACCATCTGCGTGTGTGTAATGTGTTGGCGTTCCTGTAGTGTCTTCGTTAGACGCTCTCTTGTCTGCCATAGAAGCCCTTGACATTAAATCAAGAGGACTTGTTCCATTAGCAGTTAAGTGCAGTCTAATTGTCTCCAACCAATCGCTTGGTGTCTTCATGTATTCATCTGAAGCACTAATAGAACCTGTTGAGCGTTTCTCCATCTGCCAATGACGTAAATCTCTGTTCATCTGTGATTCTGCTAACACTATGAAGTTTTCAATAGCCGATGTCAAATCATCTCTATTAAGGAAGTCTGCTATTGCGGTTTTTAGTGTGGTAAACGTATTTATAGCCA